CCACATGGGTTCCGTTGTATTTTCTTGGTCACTTACGATGCTACGTAACTGTTCACACCCCTTACCCGCTTGTGTCTTGGCTAAGATGTTCTTAAAACTGTAGATCCTATCCTTCGGCGGTTCGTATACGCGCTCCATCTTCATGGGGACTGGTATCGTGTCCATGCCCAGCTTACTAGCAAAGAAGTCAAAGTTAATTCTGTCAGGGATGGAGTTCAGCACCTTAACAGGTGCAGGTGTGTCAGGCTTATGGTTATGAGTACCCACCACACGTAGCACTCGCGCAGCATCCGCAGGCACTGCGGGGTCTACTTCAAACGCATGTTCTTTACATAAGGCTTTGAAACGATCTGCTACTGGCTGCCACTCTTCTACTGATACTGCTTCGGACAACACCCAGTAGACGTGTAACCCGCGCCCTGAGTCCACTATTAGAGGTTTAGGTAGGGATAACTGACTACAAAACGCCTGTAGCGCACGAAATGCCGCAGCTTTTGTAGGGAATCGGTGTTCCGTCTCTGTCTTTTTCGGCCCACAGTCTAAGTCTAGGAAGAACGTATTGATATGTTTCACGTCCTCACCCTTGCGAGTACCTTCCTTTTTGAAGTTACCCATAGCGAAATAAGTATCCCAACCTTCACTGTCGTAGTGTTCGGCGGCTTCCGCTAACTCGTCCATAGAGTTGAAGTATGCTTGGCGATGTCTACCTAGCGACAGGTTATGTCGGAATAGGACGTACACCCCTTCTGTGGGTAATACCCACCGTAAAAATTCTCTCGTATTCATGTTTGCACCCAATGCCGAGGGACACTATGGCAGGGGTGTCGGCGCACCCTTTTCGGTAAAACCTAGCCATAGTGGGGATTCTGTTAGGGGTTATTCCCACTCATCAATGATTGAGCTTATGTCATCATCGTCATCTGCGGGTGCGGGGGCAGATTTCTTAACAACCTTCTTAGGCTCTTTATCGACGGAGGGCTTCTCCTCAACAGAATCGAAATCGTCAAAGTCATCATCTGACTCGACTTCGGGGGTGGCGGGGCTAGCGTCAAACGGGCTATCCGCCTGTGACACGAATCCGCCTTCTACAACGCCAAAGGGTGAACGCGACTTCATTGGTTTGAGGTCAATAACCTGCACACCACGTACACGAAGGCTAACACCGTTATCTTTCACGTTGTACGGTACAAAACTAACCGCCAAGTTAATGACACTGTCAGTAGTTACCTGAAAACCCTTTGGTAGCTCGTTGTTCTTCGCATCGAAGTGTGGAGGCGGCGGAACTATATCTGTGCCGTAAGCACCTTTTAGCTTGGCTTTACCGATATAGTTACCATCCTCGTCTTTTTCAAACGGTAGTGCGAACTTTTCAGGCCAGCTTGAATCTTTCTTGTTTTTGTAGGCTACTTTCATCGCCTTAAACAAGTCTTTTGCTTGGTTTTCTGACATTACGAAAGATACCGTATATGCCGCGTTGTCATCCAGCGGATCACACTTAACAGACCCACCCTTACCACCATTCGCTTTATTATCGAACTTGTAGGTAGCGTCGAGTCTTGGGTACAACGCCGTTACGTTGTTGAGTTGGTAGTACATGTAGTCTTCAGCCATTATGGTCTCCTAATTTTGACTGTTTATATCGAACCCTTCTGCCGTATCAAATAGTGGTTCGCTAACATATGTCGGTGCAATTGCACCTAACGTGTCATCGTGATCCACCATCAATCTAACTTTCTCAAGTTCCTCTTCTTCTAACGGTCTCTGTGGGTAAAAGAACAGCTTTGGTACGGGACTGTCCACGTCAAAACTTATTCTGGTAACCACCGCCATAGACGAGGCACCATGCCCACTCAAAAATTTGGCATACGCCTGTAAGGGCATACGGCTCTTATGAACCTCTTTACCAAATATACTGTTTGCGGGGACTTGCAGTTGGTACACCGTATCAAGGTCACTATCTAATACGACAGCTAACCGTTGGTGGAACCTACATGCTCTACCCCCTCCTGCACCCGATCCACGGATATTGTGCGTGCAGTCCATACATCGCGCACTCTGCCGTTGATCTTCCGGTACGTCTGGTGCTGGTACCTGAGTATCCACAGACCAACACGTCGGTGCGCGTCGGTTCTGCCGGTCAAAAGCACCTGCGTAATAGGAACGTGAGACTTGCCCAGCGTTCACAATCACAACATCCAATGCATCATTTGTATCGGTCTGATGCCCTACCCCAGAAAACTTAGCGTCTTGAATACTGATTCGACGCATTAAATATCGTCATCAATATCTAACATTTCGGGGGTGCTCCCCTTATCCTCGTCATAACGCATTAGTGCATCCGCTACACGATCTAGAGCAAACCTCTGGGTGTGGCCGATCTTAACGTACATGTTTTCTGGTATTACACCATCACGTACCCACTTCCTGACCGTGGACAAACTAACACTGAAGTGCCTAGCCACGTCTTCGATTGGTACAAGTGTGTTCATTTAGATTTCCTTATTGTGAGGACGTACTCAGAGTCTGAGTTAAGCCCTTTCGGTAACTTATCTGGGTTCTCTTCAAGATACTCACGTACGTTTTTCTGGTTAAGTCTCTTGTCAAGGAACTCAGGTACTTTGTTCTCAAGTATAAACTCGTGCATGGATTCCCAGTCACTCGTCCAATACTTCTGCTTGACCGTACGATAGAACGTACCGGCATCAGTCTTACCACTCTTCTGCCCTGTAGACTTTAAGTGGTCGAGAAGCACGGCTTTGATCTTGCTCTGCTTGCGCTCAAGCACACTGTCTTCCGCGTCAAACTCTTGTTTAAGCGTTTCGCGCTGGGCCTTAATCTTAAAGAAGACTTCAGTTAGCTTACCCACTTGCAGGTTACCGCCGTTATCCGTATCCATTTGCATCCCCATGCTGTTATTCGCTGGTGAGAAGTGCATAGTAATAGCACCCTATACCTTACGCAAGTATTTCTTTGTATAAATCAATAATTTTTGTGTGCGTATCTATCTTGTTGTTTAATAGTGCGTAGATTCGCTTTTCTATGCGCGATCCCTGTAGCTGTACCACTGTACATTTGTGGTCTTGCCCCGCTCTATGGATGCGTGCGTTGGCTTGAGCATATGTCTCTACCGAACTGGTTGGCCCCCACCATACGATTGTGTTCGCAGCGGTCAGCGTAACCCCGTGTGCCGCAGCCTGTGGTTGTATGACCAGCACCCGTGGGCTGTCCGTCTCTTGAAACTCCTTGAATATACGTGTGCGATCAGTCGCTTTAACCGCGCCACTAATGATGTCCGTAGGTATCTTGTCTTTCTTTAGCTTGTCCGCCAGTAGCTGTATCGTGTGTCTAAAGGGTACGAAGATTAAAACTTTCTTGCTCGACTCGTCTATCACTTCACGCAGAACTTTGTATCTATGCTTGATGTCGAACTCTAACGTCTCACCACCATCGGTGTAGACCGCACCAGAACTAATTTGCAGTAGTTTGTTCATGTTCACCGCTGCTGTGGTAGTCGTAATGTCCTCTCCCGCAGCTTGCATGACCATCTTATCCTTCAGTTCTTTATAGTATTTCTCCTGCTGGCGTGTCAGTGGTACCTCGCGGTTGGTGTACACGATGTCAGGTAAATCAAGGCATTCTTCTTTGGTGAACCGGATCGCCGGTTGTAGAGCTTTGAATACTGTGTCGGTAGCGTCGGGCTTGGGTGTCCATTTGAAGTTTGTCACTTTGAACATCACCATGTCACGGAAAGAACCGAAGAAGCGTGGTACAGCTTTCGGGTTAACAAGTTTAGCTAGACCATACGCATCGACAGGACTCTGTGCCGCAGGGGTACCCGTCATCATCCACAACCATGTTTGTGGGCTGATAAGTTTATTGAGTGTTTTCCATCGGTTGGTCTGGGCGTTCTTGTAGTGCGTAGCCTCATCTACGATGATTAGGTCGAACCCACCGTTAGCTATGTCGTCTGATACGATCTCTACACCGTCGTAATTTATTATCACAAACTCCGCGCCGCTGTTGATTACTTCAGCGCGTTTTTTCGCGGAACCGTATGCAATATCGACAGTCCGATGCATGGCAAACGTAAACAAGTCTTCTCGCCATGCCGAGTCCATAATGGATAGGGGGCAGATGACCAGCGCACGATTGATCTTACCCTGCTTCATTAAAAAGTCTGCTGCCCAAATAGCACTGGCGGTCTTGCCCGTACCTTGCTCGTTGAAGCAAAAGGCTTTTCTGTTCAGAGTTAAAAAGGCGGATGTTGTTTTCTGGTGTGCAAACGGTTTGTGCTTACCTGTCCATTGATACCTACCTTCGATAGGCGAAGGGGCTTTGATACCAAGGTTTTTAAGAACGTGGGTCTCATCAATACCCCAATTAACCACTACCTTGTTATCAGGTAAGGCTTTGCTTTTCGGAATCACGTCCACAACTTGTTTATTGTTACGTAGCCGTAGTAGCAGCGCCTTGTTGTCTATTACTTTCATACACCCTTCCATACAAAAAAGCGCGAAGTGGGTGTCCACAACACGCAGTTAAAAAGCCCCGCCTTCGGTCACACGGACGGGAACGTGCTTGATGACCGCCTAATGACTATAGGAACTGCAAACCGGCAAGGCATCAGACGGCTGACCTAAAAAGTCCCGCCATACGACCACACCGGACGGGAACGGTGCAAAACAGGCAGGAATACTCGCCTTGGCCTAAACTGTTATTGTCAAAGTGAGGAACAAAGATAGTAGATTGATCGCTACGATAATACCTACGCCGACCAATATACCTAACTTTATATCGTCTCTGTTCACTGCCTACGTCGGGGTCTATGCCCCGCTTTCTTGGGACTATGCCCGTTACGACTACGATTAGCACTCTTGCTTTCTATCCGCACGCCGTCTTTGTTGCTGCCACCACGACTTAACATCTTATTGTGGCTTATGTCTTTACCTTCCCGCTTATCCGCCCTGCCATCTTTGTTGGCATCACGACCTGTTCTATCCATAGCTCGACGCGCACGCTGTCTTTCCATCCGTGCTTCGTGTGCTTTACTACCCACTGGTGGGTTCTTCTGCTTCTTGCGGTCTTTCGGATTCTTGTACGGCATTAGTTCTTTCCGTTGTGTGGACACTCTAACACTGGGCACCATGCTTTACATAGGCCGCTGGGGTTAGGGTTCCACGTATCATTCTCAAAAGCTGTTTCCATGTCGCTGTATTTACTCAGCCACTTAGTCCACATCTTCTCCTCTTCTTCTATGGTGTAGCGATCCCTTATCAGATCGTTACTTACCACAAACAACAGCCCAGCCCGAACGGTCTCCACCTCGGGGTAGTGCTTGAAGGTAGCTAAAGCCATAAGCTCTAGCTGCCCTTTGTCAGCATATCTTGCCGACTTGCCGGTCTTGTAGTCAATCACCCATGCAAGGTTGTCCTCGCGGTTCAAGATCACAAGATCAGCAATACCTCGGAACCAAACATTCTTGGCAAAGAAGCTACACGCCTCTAAGTCTTTGGTTAGCCCCATCTTAATCTCGCATAACTTCTCACCTTTCTTGGCGTTCAGCGCATCGAGCATACCTTGAGCGTAGCTAAACCGTGGGTCGAGTTCACCGCCGTCACGGATGTACTCTTCCGCAGCTTCATGGAAAGCTGTTCCATACAACGTAGCCTCAGTCTCCTTGAACGGGTACTGCTTGAGCACCTTCTCATGGTAGAACTGCTTAGGGCATTGTTGGAATGCCTTGATCTTACTAAACGACCACGGTGCTATGCTCATTCGATTGGAGGCTGCAATGCCAGCTTAAAGTCACGTAACTCAGATACAAGTAATGCCATGAGAGCTTGGTCAAATGTTATATCTCTATTGCTCAGATCCTGTAAATGTGTCGCATCGTCTATGACGGCCTTAGCGTCTTCACGTCGCAGAAACTCGTCTAGCGTTTGCTCCTCTTCCTGTTCGAGGTAACTCATCACTCGCAATCTCCATATGCTTTTGCTACACCACTCTCGCAGTCTAGTGGTAACCCTTCAGCCCATGTCGGGACGTAGCGCATACACGCCTCTACGTACTTCTGCGCCCAGTCGATCTCGTCTTCCGGCACACATACTACAACAGAGTCATGCACTGTTAACACCGGATGATATTTCTTGGTTATTTTTAACATCTGCTCGGCAATTATACAACGTGCTAATGCTTGGCACACGTTCTCTACCATCTTCCCACCATAGATCCGCTTCTGGCCTTTCTTTGTCTGGTACGTGTATTCGGTGCCGCGTGCACTCGGTGCACCTTGCAGCTCGTCGTACCGTATAGATAGACCAGACGGTAACTTGATAGCCTGTGATCTACCTAGTACCTCTATTACATCCGGCTTACCAAACTGAACTGACTCCCCCCGACTCATGTACTGCACAGCGTAGTTCGCATCGCGCCACAAACTAGATATCTTCCAGTTCGCATCTCGATAGATGTTAATAATCCGTCGCGCTTCATCTAGGTCTACGTCTGTGCCAAACGACTTCAACTGTTCCTGAAACTTAACGGCACCCATACCATAGCCAGCACCGAGGATCGTAGTCTTACCCACGAACCGCTGATCTTTCGTAACGTCTTTCTCATGGACGTTGTAGATACGTGAAGCCATCTTTATATAAACATCTTCCTTGTTAGCGAATGCATCGGTCAGGTCATCCTGCCCAGCAAACCACGCCAGCACCCGCGCCTCAATCTGCGAAGAGTCACAGTCTATGAGTAGATGCCCATCAGGGGCGATGATGCTACGTTTTAACTTCTTAGCGTCAGGCCCACGGCTCGGTAGATTCTGTACATTAATCTTGTCATCTCCACCCCACCTGCCAGTGTGCGCGGCATAATATTTTGTTGGTGCAGGAAACAAGCCCCGTTTCTGGATATCTATAAACCGCTCAGTACGTGTCTCTTCCAACGTACTTTTCAAGCCCAACCGTGCGTTAACAAGTGCACGTACTTCAGGGTTCTCATGCGTTATAAGACTCTTGAATCCTTCATCGGTTTTAGCGAATGCGTAGGTCTCTTTGCCTGTAGTGGCACTAACTTTAGTTGGAGGTTCGACACCCAGCACCGTCAGCGCGTCTGCGAACTTCGGGTTGCTCATCAGTGTCTCTTTCTCTACCCCTGCTTCTGCTAACAACTTACCCTTGTACTCCTTGATGTCCTCAAGATGTTCGTTTAGTAAGTTTATATCTAGCTCCAACATCGGATGTATGAACATACGCAGCGTGCAGTCAATGACTTTAAGCTCTTTCTTGGGGAACCCCTGCTTCAAGAATATGTTAAACAGTTTATAGGTAAGCTCTACGTCGTTGATGCAGTAGTCACCATAACGATCCAACTCGTCATCGGTAAAATCTTCACGTCGTTTGCCCGATGCCTCTAATACTTCCGTACCTTTAACGCCTATATTATACCGTTCCGCGAGCGCCTTGAGACTTCCACCAACTTCCACCCCGTGTACAGCACGGGCGATACAAAGAGTATCAGCCCAAACCCGAGGGCGAATATCAAATAGCCAAGATAGTATAGCCCCATCGAACATAGTGTTGTGAGCCAGCACCATACTGTTAGCCCAGTCAAACCCATCGAAGTACCCTTTAAGTTCTTCGTGCGCCCCTGATGCCCATTCGGTGTTGCCATTGTTTACCTTTACCCCCACACCCACGACCTCAAAACGCGGGTCGCGGATGTATTCTTCGGTTGTTAACTTCTTTTGTAGAGAGAACTGCTTATCATAATAGGTCTCGAAGTCCAAGGTTATAAGATCCACCTACGAAACCCTCCAGATACGCATTTCGCTCCCATCAGATGATGACCGCATCGTCACTTTGTAGCCGAATTGTGCTCTAGCCATAGCCCTAAAGTTTTCAGCCTGCCTAGATACTAGAACGTCCCTACGGTTTTTAGGCCCACGCCTTGTCGAGTCAATAGGAAACGCAATGCTGTCACCGATCTCCATAACCTCTAACAAGTTATGGAATTCTTCATTGCGCTTTTTACCACTGGCCTTCTTGGGTATTGGCACATGCTTATCTAACTTCAGCATCACGCCTCCTCCTTCTCTACAACACGGGTAACAATCACGTCAGTAGTGGTGGGCTTGCGTACCCAATCGCCCCAAGTACCACGGTCATCTATGATCCTGTACTGCGCCATCTCTTCGTCTTTGGCTTCCACGACCACCTGACGTTCCACAGTCTCAGAGAAAGTTACGACAAACTTTTTCATTCTATCCTCCACACCCGAATGATGCCCTCGTCAACTAAAGTGCGGGACGATACTTTTTGCCCAGCTCGTTGCGCTCTTTTCATAAAAGTGTTTGTTTCGGGTGAATAGGAAGGTCGTCTATCCTTCCCCGTGGTTTTTTTGGAAAATTCAAATGTCACACTGTCGCCCACCTGCCACGCTCTAATAATTTTTTCGAGGTACAGGTATTTAGTGTTTCGGCTACCAGCCCTACCCTTCGGCGGCATCGGTATATTTTTCTCTATCTTCGGCTCCACCTTAACCCCCTAGACGTTTGATCTCAGCGTCGATATAAAAGCGGATCTTCTTAGCATCACGTAACTCATCACTGTGAGATGCTTCACCCATGCGGTAACACGCACGGAATATCTCACCGATTTGCGCGTTCATATTCTTATATGAGATTAGATCCTGTAGCTCCGCTGCCCCATCAGGTAACTCGTAGTAGGATGCAGTGCTACCGTCGCTGACCTGCCCCGATGTGGTATCTTCTTCTACGGTAACGTGGGTATTAGCTGGTGTAGCTTGTTCCCTTGAACTTGTTTCCCAGTTACGTTTAGTCAGCTTCCATTTGCGTAGCCACTTACCGGCGTAGCTTTCACTCACGCCTACCTCCGCAGCCAGAACCTCTGGCGTGGCATACCCGTTCTCGTTGAGATACTCAGTCACCATCGCCCCCTTTACCGCTTTGCGGTTGTATTTCCGTTTCGCCATTTCGGTCTCCTAAAAATCCAATTCCAGTTGTACGGGTACTGCCCCCAGCAGATCCGCAATGTTGTGCATGTTCACCTCGTTAACCACAAATGCCATGCCCCCACTCGTGGTAATATCTTTCAGGTTCTTCTCTTGTAGTGCGGTGGGCTTCCCCTTCCCAGCCTTGCACTCAATACCAAAGAACTTACCTTTGTAGCACCCCACTATGTCCGGCACACCACTTCTACCGTACCCGCCTGTCACGGGGTAAAAGTAATATGCGTTGAGCGCACGTAGCTGCTCCGCTACCTTCTTCTTAACCTTCGCTTCCGGCGTCATCGCCATCGCGTACCTCCTTCAGTAAACTGGTTACACTCGCTGTGAGCTTTTTCATCTCACGTTGGTTAGCTGAAATAGCCTTAGATAGAAACTGCAAATCGTCCAGCATCTCCATTGTTGTTTTAGAAAGATTCTCCACCGCCCGTAGGCCCGTAAGAACTTCCTCCAGCGTCTGCTCATCAACCTCAAGCTCTACGCTTATTTTTGCCATCCTGTTTCTCCGTGGGCACTGGCTTCGGTGTCCTGTTATCCGTAAATCCAGAAAGTGTTATGGGCGACCCGTAGGCCGACCCCCGCTACTTCTGGTGTTTGTGGTTCCAATATCGAAAGCCGTCGTATCTTATCCCGTAAAGATTCCGGTAGTTCCTCCGAAGAAGAATAGCTACTAGCATACGGGGTGTCAACACATTCTAAACCAACACAGGATACTTGCCAATAGTCTGTGTCAATATTTACCTTAACGTAATATATAGGCCCATCATGTGATAACTTATTCTGATTATTCAACGTCTCGGCTATGGATTTCACCATAGCCAAGTTAATGTCAAAATCGTAGTAACGCAGAGAAGTTACGGGTGGTTTATTTGTAGTTGTGGACATAGAACATATCCTCCGTCCATTTCATACCCACACCGCGTACGTAGGTACGTTCCTCTAGCACAGTCAGCCGGTTAATAAATCCTGCCAGTTCTTTGAACTTGTCAGCGTGCTCGGGGCTCTTTTCCCAAACAATCTCCGACTGATAGAACTCGGGCACCGTGTTATTCCATTTTGGCCCGTACTCCTCACTTGCGTTATTCACTATGTCTTGGGGGATAGGCACCGTGTACAACCCAATCTCTCCATCGGTATTCTTTTTAATACAGACAAATGTTGCAGTGGTATTCATCGCATTGTCTCCTGCTATCTCCTGTTCTAGCTGCATGGCCTTACGTAGGTTCGACAGCACTTCGCCTTCAGGTATATGTGGTAACAGGTTCTTGAGTGTTCTGTAGGCAGACGTGGTACTTGTTGAACTTTCAATCCCCGAAAGCCCCATAGACCGTTTGGCCTCTCGTAAATCAGCCGTAGCTTGTTTGACTATCTTTTCACGTTCCTTACGTAGTCGATAAAGTCCGACACGCGCTAGCTCGCCAGTAGTCCAACCCCGCAAGTGGGTCGATGCGTTCTTCAACGCTCTATCAAACGACGTTGTCATCAACATATATTTTTGATCCGTGTGCTTGTACTTGCCATTACGTACGCTAGGGGCACAAACCACGAAGTGCTGCTTGTCACCCGTGTCTGTGAAATGGCCGTAGCCGATCCAGCCAAGGGGTAGGGGGTTCTCGTCATACACCCACAACTTATCAGTGCGGTACTTGTGATCCCGATAGAAACTTACCCAAGGCATCTTGCGTTTGACTTCACGAGCGAAATCCAATACCTGCCCCTTCGGTATGCTGCCGAAGACAGATTTGTCGTTAGTGTAGTCATCCTCGGGTATTTCGAGTTTCTCCACCGGCAACATGTCCTTCACATGCATGTAAAAATTTTGTTCTGAACCTTTGATCTGTGTCATTACTTTCTCCGTAATTAGTGAATCTATAACAAGTTATAGATCGTTTGATTCGATGTGGACGTAGCTGCCTACGTCCGGTGTTGCGTGTTTGTTATCCAAGATGCACCACAGCACTGGGCAATCCCACTCGCTCCAGTCGTACACATGGCCGTCAGTGAACACGATAGTCGCCTGTGGCTTGATGTCGTTGTCCGCAAGGTAACGTGTTACACAGCCAACATCCGTGCCGCCCCCACCCTCGGGTTTGGTTGATGTACGTATTGCGTCTACCGCGTCGTTCTCATAGATCTCTTCACGGCATACCGCAGTGTCCCAGTACAGCAGTCGTACTTTGTTAGGACGTAACGTCTCACATAGAGATGCCACCTCAGACAGGAACGCTGTTATGTCGCTCTGGTCTATCGACATGGATGCATCAATAGCTGCCACGAGTTCCTCAACAGTCTCGCTCACCCCACTGGGCATATAGGCACCGGCACCGAGATACCTGCGGTTAGGCCGTCGCCACGTAGAGTAGTGACTGCCCTTGCAAGTCTCGTGCATAAACTCGCGTAGCATCTCGCGCCAATCTACTTTCGGTGTAAGTAGTTCTTCCAACACCCTGCTACCACCTGACCCCATCTTGCCAGCAGCCAGTGCACCTTGTTGGATAGCCTCGTTCACATCCTTAGCCAACTGTTTCTGCTCTTCTTCGGGCATCGCTTGGGCACCTTCCCAATCATGCTCGTCGAAGCCTTGGGGTATGTCTGGTACGTTGTTACCACCAGAACCATTACCTTGCTCCGTCCCGGATGAAGATCCGTCGCTTCCGTTATCAGGGGTAGGGTTGTTATCACGATCTTCCAACAACAGCCGGATGATTGCGGCAGAATCCATCCAATCGTCCCCATCGCGGAACCGCTCGTCGTAACAACCGAACATCTCCCCCTCATGCTCACCGTCTTTGTAGACGGGCATCTTGGCGAAACCATCTTCTCGGTTCTCATCGACCAGCTTGCCGTTGATGTTGTAGTCGCAAGCGACGTTAGCCAACATCCCGTACTTATCCCACATCCACTTCCAAGTGATGAGGTGTTTATACATCTTGTGATACAACTCGTGGAGTATCACAAAGCGTAGTTCTGCGTCCGTCAATGACCGCACAAACTCTCGTCCAAACTCGGTATCACGTCCGTTAGTACGTGCCGTCTCTACGTCGTCAGCAACCGTCATCTCACCGACCATCAGCAGCCCAGTAATCCATCGGTATCGGGAATGCCGCATGATTGCGACAACATTCCGCTGAATACGCTGCTCTTCGGTTATGTCGTTAAATGCTAGTAACATGTTCTCCCCCTACGCTCCCGCGAACATCCAAGAATTGTTTGCACACCACTCGCCATACTTAGCGTCTTGCACCACTACCTCACGGCGTTTGGTGTCGTAGTCCTTGTCCCGCACACCATTGATAAAGAACCCTTGGGCCTCTTTATCCAACCGATCCATGTATGTGAACCACGCGGGTACCCATGCACGTTCGATGTTGTTCAACATGCGCCACACCACCATGCAAGTACCTGCGGAAGTCTCGGGTACTTTGGCACTGTGGGGGTCTTGGACGATGGATTCAGTTGATGGTAAGTCATCGGCCAACCGGACAAAGGCCATCAGTTCTTCAGCGGCAACCCTGCCGATCATGCCTACAAGCTGCGCTGTTATGACGTGTTCACTCAGCTTATCCAACTTTCTCAGTATGAAGCTGGCCTTCTCCAAGGATCGCGGTGTGACAAACGCCGTTCGGTCTTTTGCCCGTGGGTCGAAGATGTAGTGGTTGTCGTTCGGATCTTTCACCTCATCGTAAGTAGCGAACACTTGGGGGTTAGTCTTAACCCAGCCCAGCAGTCTGTGGTCGATGCCATTGTGAACACCCCACTCTACCCACTCCTGCCACGTTGGTTTGCGTATCCGTAACTGGACGATCCGGTTACACGCATGAGGTGGTAACAAGTCACCCACTCCCTCACTACCGTGGTTAGTCGTCGCAAAGATAATCGAATCTGGGTGGAGCTTCCGCCCCGCCATCATCCGCTCTTGCATCACACCCAGCAGTGCCAGCTTGACCGAGGGGTTGGCCTTGCCGTACTCGTCAAAACACAATATGACGGGTTGGTCTAGGTGAAGACCTAGCTCTTCGTTAAGTGCGAAGGATACATACGATGCGTCCTCACCCATCTTCAGGTTGGGTATCATCAAATCACCCAGATCTTTAGTCGTGCAATCAAACAAGATTGGCTTGTGTTTCGGGAACCTCTTGGCTAGTGACTTGAGGATGGATGTCTTGCCGGTACCCATGTGACCGCGCACTAAATGTACCAGTCCACCGTGTTCTTCTGGGCCTGTTTCAGCGATGCAATCTCCTGCTTCGATGAGAGAAACGGCGTGTAAGTCTTGAGTAAGATTCATAGTATTTCCTTTTCGTTTTGTTGTGGTCTGTTAAAGATCCAATGATGGTAAGTTTGCGATGACCTGTTGAGTCATGGTTTGTGTTTGTGCTCGTAGGTACGAATCGTCCCGCAGAGCTTCCGGTGTAACCCGTAGCAACTCGTTCTCCAAGCGGTCGCATAACGCGGTTATCTGTAAGTCGTTGATTACGTTACACATCCTGACAAGTTTCACTGTCTTTAGTACGTTGTCCGTCAGAGTGTCACGGAAAATACCTTTGGTGCCGTCAGGTGTTGGGCCTAGACGTTCGGCCATGTTCTCCAAGTATTGGCGTAACTCACCCAGCACTTTGTTCATGCCGGTAACGTAAGTCTCTTGGATAAACTTGTCGTAACCCTCCTTGACTACCTGCAACGCTTGCGTATTGATATCCAATCGAAAGTCATCACTCGATGCCAACGGGTACGTGTTAACTTGCAATGAGAACTTGTTGGCGATGGTCTGGCGACTGGGGTACTCATGCTCCTTGTACATATCACCCAGTACCGATTGTTGCTCGGCGCGGTAGAAGTCGTACGAGTCTAAGAACTCAGCGACCAGCGGATCGAACTTGGCTATCTTCTCATTCATCCTTTCGATGTATTCAGGGAAGACGGCTTGTGCACATAGGCGAGGGCCGCGATCAATCCAAGGCATTGTGTACGTATAATGTACGTGGTTACGTGCTTCACCCTTGATGGTGTGTATCTCTTTCAACAACTTGTTACCAGCAAACAGGTGCTTCTTGTAGTCACCGGCTTTCTTTTCGGCGTTGTTGTCAGCAGCGACCTTGTTGGATATATCCTTGTCGGTCACCTTGCCATCCCAGCAGGATGTCTTTAGCTCGACCAGCACTGCCGACTTTGAAATCGACGGTACGTTTATCTGGTCTAATGTCGGAAGATCAGCCGCACTATAACTTGTTATAGATTCATTAACTTGTTCCATGTGGAACTCCTTATCGTTGGTTTTGGTTTGATTAAAAGTCACTTACTTCTCCCAGTAGCGGGGGCGTATATACGACAGAACTGCGTTACCGCCCACCGTTTCGTTATGACCAGCGGGTGACACTCGTCACAGCACTGACCTTCTTTTATAGGCTGGGCGTTATGCCCACCGGCCCATCCATTTGCTTGTGGTTTGACCGGCATACCACAAAGCACACACTCTAGATTCTCCATCTGTATCTCCTTACTTTCCGATGTGTTGGATGTCGTCGGCAGGTATGACCTGATACGCACCCTTGTTGTATGGGATAGACACAGTGAACTTCGTTGTGACTTCCCGGTTTTCCGTAGCGTTTGTTCCATAACATGTTATGGATTCGTTGATTACCGACCCGACATGTGACGGGTACTTTGCGCGGAACTCAGCACTGCGCTGTTGTGCCTCAGTTGGCCCAGTTGATTGCATGGGCTTGAAAGGGCGGACGCGGCGCACGTTACGCATTGGTTTGTATCTGCGTGGCATTGTGTCTCCTGTGATTACGTGATCTATAACATGTTATAGACGTGGTAACTTGTTTTGGTAACCCAGTGGTTGGGTGATCGAACCCCCAGCCACAAAGACATTATCTCATATGGATCACCTAGTGTCAAGTTATGGGATCAGGTGTTTCCTAGTGTCTAGAGGTGGTATGTACTGTAATGTCCCTGAATGTTCCGTAGTGGTGGTCAGTAAGTTATTGATAAACCTACAATGTTCCATTGTTCCATTTTTTACGGAATTGAATGGGTCTGCTTGGAGGTGGGGGAGAAAGGGAACAAAGGGGTAACAAGTTCTCTTGTAATCTACCCCTATACATATATTTTTATAAAAAAGGAACATTATATATATATAGTCTTAAACAGATACTTATACACTTGCAGATACAACCAGATACCATCAGATGATAGCTGTCATTTGTCCCTTTTTGCCCTAAAAAAATGGAACATTAGGGGCACAAATAGGGGACAAATGGAACATTACCCATGCGTAAAACGGAACAATGTCAACATCTGTTAATCTATAACATGTTATATCCTGCGCGATTACGCGATGCACAACGCTACGTAAGGGACTGGTATCTGGGTATTCCATAACATGTTATGTTTTGGGTGATTACGTTG